ATTATAATGAACAAGAGACTACTAAGACTGCAGCAGAAATCGCCACATTAGTTCGTCAGACTGTTGTTGCGTATAATGATTCAGACCTTCAAACCTTCGATGGTGTTTTCCGTCATTCTAAGTTAAGTCGTCTAATTGATGAAACAGACCCAGCTATAGTTAATAGCGTTATGACTGTTCTATTGCGAAGAGAATTGACTCCAAGATACAATGTGTCTGCTCAGTATCTGTTAAATATGATTAACCCTATTCATTATACTGGATTAGCTGAGGAATCATTCAAATCAACAGGTTTTTATATTGCTGGTTCAGATCAAGTTCATTATCTTGATGATGATGGTGTGCGTTATGTTCGTTTATATCGTTTAGGTACTAACGCTACTAAGATTATCGTTAATGATAAAATCGGTACTATTGATTATACTAAGGGTATCGTAGATATTAAGAACTTACACATTACTGCTTTGGCAGATGTAGACTTTGAACTTTCTATCGCCCCACAATCATATGATGTAGTTTCTGCTCTTACTCAAGTTGCAGAAATCGCTCTAGACCACATGTACATCACTGCTATTGCTGATAAGACAGCTTCTGGCGACCTACGTGGTGGATACAACTATCAGTTTACTTCTAGTCGCTCATAATGCTTACAAAGCCAAAGTTATCATCTCTGGTAGCGTCACAGCTACCTGAATTCGTAAGGTCAGATTACCCTACCTTTGTAGCATTCCTACAATCGTACTATGACTTTCTAGAATCAACACAACAGGACTTAACAGATCTTAGAGATCTAGACAAGACCTTAGATTCGTTCATTCGTTATTTTAAAGATGAGTTGGCGTCAAAGCTACCGTATACAACAGTAGACCCTCGTTTCTTGATGGAGCACATCAAGGAACATTATGGCGCTAAAGGTTCTGAAGCGTCATTCAAGTTACTATTCCGCATTCTTTTTAATAAAGAAGTTACAGTTGATTATCCAGCTAAACAGATGCTGCGTGCTTCTGATGGTAAGTGGAATCAAGACGTTTCTGTGTTTGTTAAAATTCTAACTGGTCACCCAAATGATCCTATCGGTAAGTTAGTTGATGTAGTTACGCCGAATCGTATTATTCGTGTCTTGGTTGATCGTAGACAGTATGTTGAAATTGAAGTAGATCGTGTAGTTAAAATTTCTGATAATGTATATGAATACTACATTGATCGTAGATTCTTTGGTGATATTGCTGTTGGTGATAGACTTCGTTACCGTGACGATGTTAATGGTATATACTTTACTGGTGAAATTTTAGCCACTACATCTAAATTAGAAGTTCAGAAACCTGGATCTGGTTTCAAGATTGGTGATTTATACAACATTAAGAACTTTGATGGATATGGATCCATCATGAAGATCTCTCGTGTAGATGCCAACGGTGGTATTCTACAGGGACAATTTATTAAATATGGTGTCGGTTACACAACAGACTTTACTACTACAATCTCTGCCAAGTCTGGACAGGATGTATCTGGTACTGCAGGTACTGTCATTCAACGTATCGACACTCCTATTGTTGGTGGAACATTATCCACTTTAAGTATCACTGAAAGATTAGATGGTTTTGCTGAGTCTGGTACCATCAACACAGCAGATTATAACATGGCTGGTGTTGGTGAAACTGGTGGACCTGCACTTGATGGTACATTCGCTGGTCTTGTTATGAGAGAGTTTGGTATCTCTAGTGTTGATGCTACACTCACAGATACTGATCCTGCAATTATTAAATGTTCTCTTGGACCACTTGCAAAATATCCAGGTTACTATGTTAATAATGATGGCTTCTTGGATGATGCTATCTTTATTCAAGACAGTCGTTACTACCAAGCCTACTCTTATGTTATTAAGATCGACGAAGCTCTAGACTCTTACAAGACTGCAGTTAAGAACTTGATTCACCCTGCTGGTATGGCTATTTTCGGCGAGTACGATATTCGTAATGAATTTGATGTAAGTCAGACACTAGAATCTTTAGTTAAAATTCTTGCAGTTACTGTTCCAGATGAAATTACTGTCGAGAACTTAACCGAAATTAAAGACTTCGGTAAGTACTTCGACGATCAGACTGCTAACCATGATGGTGCAGTTGAAGGGCATTATGTTACGATGCGAGAAATAGGATTGACTCTGGATGGAACCAGAACAATGCCTTACTTGACATTGTCCAAACCAATCGATGGCACCAACCTAAATTATGATGGAGATATTGAACCACAGTCTATTTCTTTAGCCGATGGCGGAGACGTGACTGATGATACTAGAACAATGCCGTTCTTTGATACAGTTAAGACTTTAACTGTTAATCACTATATTAATGATGGAACGACAACAGATTCAGAATCTGTTTATATGTTAGATGTTGATGGCACCAATGGAGCTAGAACAAATCCATCGTTTGAACAGACAAAGTTACTAGATTCAACTCATCTAAACTATGATTTAGCATATGATACTGAAACAACCACTATGGTTGAACAGGCTATCGGGTATGCAGGTGGTGGCACTAGAATCGGTGCTGATATATTTGACTTTAGTAAGTTATTAGATGCAAATCATTATCTAAACAACGGAAATGATCAGGATCCTGAGTGGGTTGTTATGTCAGATACTGACGCAGCAAGCCCAACAGACCTAAATAGAACGACACCAGCATTTGTTTACACAACCACTATCGACCCATCATACTATAGTGGAAACGATGATGCTGCAGCCACAGATTCAGGTGGTCTTATCGATATTAACCCATATGGAGAAGCTGGCTTCTTCTTGAATGATGGTGGTTTATACGTAGGTAATGCTGTCGAATTCAATGGCTAACCCCAATTACTCATAGGAGAATTTTATGGAATTTAAACAAAACGACGACTTACAAGCAACTGGACAAGTTCTAATCCAACTTTTAGATGCTGCTGGTAATGTTAAAGAAGAACACAAGGTTAAAAACCTAGTTGTTTCTGCAGGTAAGACTTATATTGCTGCACGTATGCAAGGTTCAGCTATCCCAACAGTTATGGGTTACATGGCTATCGGTACTGGTACTGCAACTCCAGCTGTAGGTAATACTACTCTAGGTGTTGAAGCTGGTCGTGTAGCTTTGGCTTCTTTCTCATCTTCATCTAACCAAGTTACTGCTACTGCTACTTTCCCAGCTGGTACAGGTACTGGTGCTATTACTGAAGCAGGTATTTTCAACGCTAACTCTGCTGGTACAATGCTTTGCCGCACAACTTTCCCAGTTGTTAACAAGGCAGCAGGTGACTCTATCGCTATTACTTGGGTTGTTACAGTAAGCTAATCTTTTAGGTAAATTCAATGAGCTCATCTTCTTTACTGAAGTCTCCTCTACACAACTCTATTGCAGAGGCGCTGTTTGATGAGATCCAGAACCGAAATGCCCGATACTATTATTTCTTAGGAAAAACTGTTAGTTGGGTGGACGATACAATTCCTCCATATCCAATTGATAGTTTTGATTATGAGTTACAAACACGTAACGAAATGATCACTCTAAAAGAAATTAAGAGTACGGACGTTTCGTTCGTCATCCCACGTGTAGACTGGGTAACTGGTCAAGTTTGGGATATGTATGATGATCAGTACAGTGATGAAGTTCAAGGTGTTAACCTAATCTCAGGTGGATTTGGATATTCTGATCCACCTTCTATAACTATCACTGGCGGTGGAGGTTCAGGCGCTATTGCTGTACCAACAGTTCAAGATGGTGTTGTTATTTCTATTGATATGGTCTCTCGTGGTAGAGGCTATACATCTATTCCCACAGTAGAAATTACTGGTGGTGGCGGCGAAGGTGCAGCTGCGACTGCTTCTGTTGCTATCGCATACTCTGGCGCTCAACGTCTAGAAGACATCAACTGCGTTGTTATGACAGACGAGTACAACGTGTACAAGTGTCTAGACAATAATAATAATGCTCTTTCTACTTACAAACCAATTGGTACTGTTGTAGATCCAGTTACTATGCCAGACGGTTATATGTGGAAATACT